GTTTCAACTGATATTGATTCAGGAATTACAAGAGATTTATTAGCTAATTTCACTAACTTACCTGATATTGCAGATGTTAACACAACAATCAATTTAAATTTATTAACTAATCTAACCAACGTCTGCAATGTCAGGTAAATTGGTAAAGTTTACTGACAAACCTCTTGTGATTTCTGAATCAATATCAGTTGCAGAAGAGGTGTTAGTTAGACTAACTAACAAATCAATATCAACAGAAAAATCAATATCTGCAATGTCAGGTAAATTGGTAAAGTTAGTTAATAAATCTCTTGTTATTAAAGAATCAGTATTAGTTGTTTCTGAATCATTCTCAAGATTAACCGATAAATTCTTTGTTGTTCCAAAGCTAATATCAGTTGTAGAAGAAGTGTTAGTTAAACTTGCCAACAAATCAACATCAACAGAATCATCAATATCAGTTGTAGAAGAGGTATTTTCTAAATCAACTAACAAATCTCTATCTATTCCGACATCAATATCGGCTGTAGAAGAAGTGTTTTCTAAGCTAACAATTAACTGAATTAATCCAGATATAAATATCTTTATATCTGCAATGTCAGGCAAATTGGTAAAGTTAGTTAATAAATCTCTTGTTATTAAAGCATCAATATCGGTTGCAGAAGAATCATTCTCAATATTAACCGATAAGTTAACGGGGAGACCAATGTCTGTACCATATCCAGGTTGTAAAAAACCTGCATCAAAAGCACCGGAATCAAAGTCACCGCCTAAATAAACGTCAAACCCAAGCCCAAAACTTTGATTAAAAGCACCTGTTAAATGATCATCAGAGCCAGAAGGAACTGAATCAAAAGAGGTATCAAATCCCATCCCGAACTCAACACCTTCGTACTCATAGATAATTTTTGTATGAGCAGGTTTTAGCTGATTTAATTTGCAAATTAAATAATCAATGTCATTAATTTGTTGTAACAAATCGCCTGACTGACTATTACCTGATGTAAAATAAATGATATTAGATGAAGATAAATCAATTGTTACTAACCAATAAAATATTACTTCTGAATCACCACAACTATCACCCGAAGAGTTAACTCCAGAAATAAATGGACTGAACTCAGTTATTGTTATTGTCCACTCCATCGCTGATGCAATATCGATATAATATTGTGATGTTTGTTGCCCTAATTGTATCAGCTTAGAATGAGCATTATGCCGTCTTTCTGTAATTGTTTCATCTTCATTTGAACAGGCATCAGGCAACCCTAAATCATTTTCATGATCTGTTAATAATTCGTTAGTTGTTAAAGTACTTCTTTCAACTAATAAATCAGAAGATCTTCCATCTACGCGAGCAAACTCTTCTGCCTGCCCATATAAAAACCCAGACAAAGTGGAATCTTCATCTCTGTTCCAGGCTTTACCTTTAGGTAACAAGGACTGTAAAAGTCTTAAATATTCTTTAGCAGCTCTCAAGATCTGTACCCCGGCTGTGAAAAGTCAGAACTAAAAGAATCAGAATCAAAACCACCACCTAAATTAACACCATACCCAGGCTGCGAAAAGTCAGAACTAAAAGAATCAGAATCAAAACTACCACCTAAATGAACATCAAAACCCAACCCAAAACTTTGATTAAAAGCCCCAGACAAATAATCATCAGAACCAGATGGAACTGAATCAAAAGCTGAACTAAATGCTTCATTGAATTCTGAACCCATATAGTTATAAATAATCTTTGTGTGAGCTGGCTTTAATTGATTTAATTTACACAACAAATAATCAATATAATTAATTTGTTGTAATAAGTCACCTGACTGGCTGTTACCTGATGTAAAATAAATGATATTAGATGTCGAAAGATCGACAGTCACTAACCAATAAAATATTACTTCTGAATCACCACAACTATCTCCGGATGAACTTGCACCGCTAATAAAGGGGCTAAATTCAGTTATTGTTATTGTCCATCCCATTGCTTCAGCAACATCAATAAAATATTGAGTGTTTTGCTGCCCTAATTGAACGAATTTTGAATTAACATTATTCCTTCTTTCTTGAATTGTTTCGTCTTCATTAGAGCAAGAATCAGGCAGACCTAAATCATTTTCATGATCTGTTAATAATTCATTAGTTGTTAATGTACTTCTTTCTTTTTGTAAGTCTTCTGATCTTGTATCAACACGAGAAAATTCTTCCGCCTGTCCATACAGAAAGTTATATAGTTGGTAATCTTCATCTCTATTCCATGCTTTTCCTCTGGGCAATAAAGATTGCAAAGATTTTAAATATTCTTTAGCAGTTCTCATTTTAAATTATGAATAATCGCTAAAAGTTATTGTTCCGAGCTCTGGAATCTGAGTGATAGTAGTTGTTATATCAGCAACAGGGGATAAGATTCTATGTCTTGATTCGCCTGCGGATAAACTAATTGCTTCGCTGACATTAGATAAATAAATTGTATTCCCCTCACCACCATCTCTTAAAATCAGATCTTCAATATTTGAAGTAACCGCTGTTCTTGTTGTGGAATCATTAACAGACAATTCAATTTCAAAATCTAAAGTTAATAATGTAGGTGTTACCATATAAATTCCGGGTTCTGCTGTTACAGGGCAGCCAACAGTTTCACCGGTAACTGGATCTTCATGTTCGACAATATATGCTCTTGTAGTTGCTCTTTGAGTGTCATTTGGGATAATGCTTGTGTCATCATCTCTAACATAAATTAGCCCAATTGTACCAACTCCCTGGTATTCTTCACTAATCCATGCTCTTGTATTTCCACTAATTTCAAGTATCCAGGCTAAATAATCGAAAGATGCACCCCCATGTGGAGGTTGTCTTTTTCTTGCCAAAAGCCTTGCCCTTAATGCTTCATCTGTTTCTTCATCTGTACCATTATAAATTCCGTCTGAATCAACAGTAACAGTTGTATTAATTCCAACAATAGGAGAAGAAAATGTTAATAAAACTCCTGCATCGTCATTCTGATCATCACCAGCATTTAAAGATGTAAAGCTTACTGTCGCAGATCCAGTTGCAATAACTGCTTCTGTATCAATGCTATAGATATTCCCGTTTGATAGAGTTAGCTCAGTATCCGCAGGAATTATTGTTCCATTCGTCCCTGTCGCTGTTCCAGATCCAACAGCTTGTGTTGCTGCTGTTCTTGCAATTCCGTATTCAGAAGCATGAGTTTCAAGCCCTGCACTATCGGCGGTGCTAATAAAAAGTTGTTTAGCTTGATAGTCTAAATATTCATATAAAGAATGGAATGCACCGGCATTAGTTCTTGCTATAACGCTTAAAACTGATCTTCTTAGTAATGAATTCGCTCCTGGTATTCTGGTTTTAAAATCAGAAACAATTCTATTAATTATTTGCGTGAGTGCTGGTCTCGAAAAAGGCATGTTATTTAAACCTCGAAATCGTATGTGTAAATTGAATCACCTGGCATATGAACTGCCACAGAAAAAGCTAAAATATCGTTCCCTGGTGTCCCTTGTCTTTCAACTTCAACATCTATTTTTTTTGCAATTTTGTCATCGAGCATCCACTCTAATGACTCTGTAATATATCCCTTTGTTTTTGGCACTGTTGTTTCAACTGTTTTTTCTCTGCTTAAAAGCCAGAGTCTTGACCCAATGCGATCACCTTCCACATCAGGGGACGCAAGATCGCCCCACCAGCCACGTTTATCAGTTGAGTTAGGGTCAGGTAACACATCATCGTTATTAGCCCTTCTATCCGTAAAAAGAGATATAATCACAGCTGTTCTAATTCCAGATTCTGTTTCTAAATCTTGAGAAACTTCATTAAATAACAAGTCACCAGCTAATAGAGTTGTATCAAAATCAATTAATAAATCTTTGGGTTGTATTGTCATTTATAGAGCCCTTGTATAATCAGTCATGTGGGAATCTGTTAAGTTTGCTGTTGGTTTCCCTGTTGATGATACTCCGGTTGATACTCCGGAATGAACATGGCCATTAAACAAAATCTGAAATCTTTCATCGATTAGCTTTCTTACTGCTGCTCTTGTATCACTCCCTAATGTAATTTCTGTACAATCAACATATTTTAAAGTATCAAGTGTTTCTTGGCTTTTATCACCTTTTAATTCTGCTATTCGATCTCTTTTTAAATGAAATCTAAAATCGCTTGAATCTTCATCCGTATACATACAGACTTCACCTTCGACAAGGTCTTTTGGCCTGTATCTTCTGTCATGTACGCACAAAACTATTCCATGATCTCTATTTCCATTTAAAAAACCACTAAAAACTTCAGCATCAGAAAAAGGATATGTTTCAAACCCATACTCCTGAAATCTTTCTATATCTGTTATGGATTCTCGGCTCAAGGCGGTTATTTGTACTTTTTGAGTACCTTCTGTGTTGTTAATCGCAGTAACAATACCCCTGCCAAGTGCTAAAAATATACGTCTTCTTAACGGAGCAATTAATCTTTTAAAATCATTGAAATTCATTATATCTCTTCCCAATCATGATATTCTTCTGGTGGAGGATTAGTGTTATTTGAAACTATTAATTTATCTCTCCAAGAAGCACCTGTTCTAATGCTTTTGTCTGTTTTTCTTGTCGGATCGAATTCAAAGGCTTTAGGGTCCATCAGTGTTAATGTTGTTATTTTTCCTGCATCATTATCAACAGTATTAGATGTAGCAGCAATTAACATTTCTCCATTTAATCCTAAAAACTTATCTTTAACTTGTACAAGAGCATTTAAAGGCCAAACTTCACCATTTGACTGTGTCCATCCTTGAACCTCATATTCAACAGAAATACTTTGGCCTGCTCTACTGGACTCTTCCCATTGTGCTCTTTTTAGACACTCTCCTGGGCCATCAATCTTATTGTCAGGGATTATTATCGTTGGCCTATACCTTGTTATTACCTCATCTCTATAAACACCCTCAGGACCAACATATGTGTCAAACCCTTTATCGTCATTTCCTACACCCTGGCCCAGAACTAAGTAAGTGCCGAATCTATCTCTAATAGATTGATTTATGCTTCCTGCTTTAATGTTCTTTCCCAGCTCTAATGTGTCATGTGCCTTTTGAGTTCCTGCTCTTGTTAATGTTAGTTTTCCATCTGCATAACTAACGGGTAAAATGGCTTTATCATCCAGCATAGGTTTAAACATTTCAAAAATAGTCATACCCATTTGAGCTTTAAAACTATCTCTTGGCTCTTGGCTTGCTTCCGTTGCTACACTACTATCAACATAAACAGTGATCCCAAAAGGAGTGCATAGCGCGTCCATAATGCGGAATACAGACCTGTTTATCCATTCTTGATCAGACTCTACAAAAGAACAATCAACTAAGTCACATGTTTTATCTCTGCCACCAATTTGGATATTGTGTTCTAATGCATCATACGCAATCGGAATATCTTCGATGTATCCGTTAATAATAGTTTGCCCGTCAATTTCAACTTTACAAGAATCACCTAAAGAAAATTCCCATTTTTTAAAGTCACCAGGGAAAATATCTGTGCCTGCAATTCCAAAAGCTCCACATAATGAAAAAATAGATTTTTCCACTTGGACCGAAGACCACCCATCGTAGCGTTTGCCATTTACTTTTAAAACAATGTTATCACTCATCCAACACCTCAAGAATCTGATTTTCGGGCAAAAATCCAGGATGTTTAATTAGTGGTGTGTTTCTACTGATGATCTCAGATTCTCTTTCCAAGTCTTCATAAAGATCATATGATAATTGCAATGCAGAAATAACAACAGGGGGAACAGTATATTCAACTATTTTTGCAAGATCAGCACCAATGCCAATCATTGCATTAACGAAAATAGGTCTAAATCTTTCTAATGCTGAATATTCGTTTGAATTAGCAATTGAGACCCCATAAGTGGAATAATCAGTATTAGCAACATCATTTCCGAGCTTTAAAAGGTGAGTGTCAATAGCATCTGTAATGCTAGTCATTACTGAGTTAACAGCGTCATAGGATGAGCATTTAGTTCTTACTGCTGTAGTACC